GGGACGGCGATGCTGGCACAGACCGCATCGACCACGCTCATAGTCGGGTGCGTATCTACCGAAAAGTATACAGTCTTTCCGAGATCTATGCAATAGGCCGAGATGTGAATCTTCAATGGAAACCATTCGTAGAGTTCTTGGAATGTCGGGTCATTTTTAATCTTAAATTCGAGAGGAGCCTTTACGATCAAACTTCGGATCCGTTTCTGAGGGACCAATCCGTAATTTGTCAAAAAGTTTTTGATGTTTGGTTTTGTGAGAGTTTTTAAGGGGACACATAGTGAGTAATCCAAAATCTTCGTAGTGTCCCCCTTTGCCAGACAATAAATAAAAGCGAGAAGGCCGCCGGCGGATGCCCCAGCAATCTCTTCGAGATCATCGAGGCGGCCTTCTTGCTTTAGTTTGGAAATGATTCCGACGAATATGAAATAACCCATGGCACCTGGGCCTATGGCAAGACACTTGACCATTCATATTTTATTTTAAATTAGTGGATGTGTGATGGCGCGCTCTAGTAGTACTTTGGGAATGTGCTTCGGAGAGTCGCAAATAGGACCGCAAATACGAGGGTGTGCACGCCGACCGCCATCGGGCTCGTCTGGCCTGACATAAAGAGCCCACCGGACCCTGGAGGAATTGTCAGGAGCATGCCCGGAGTCAAGAGAACAAAGAGGACTGTCGGCACGATGAGATCTGCAGTTGTCAGATTTGCCCTGATGATAAACTTGGCAATAATATAGTACAAAAAGACGTGAAGGATCGCATGGAACAAAACTTGCTTCATAGGGCCGGCCGAGAGACCAAAGATGAGCCCGGGGCTCAGAAGAGCAAAGAGAATCGCGGGCACGAGAACTTTTGGGCCTGTAATATCTATCATTTATATATAGCTGATATTTTCATTGAACCAGCGATAAAAGTTTTCTGGGGGAACTCGATCCTTGATTATTTTTACACGCTGGATATAAGTCCAGGCCCTGTGTGAAAGTTGATTCGGGTCGCACCCGATCCATCTATTGGCATCGACGACCAAATTGACAAATGTAGGGAAGGTGCAGCTGCTCCTCAGCGTGAGGTAGTTGTCATGAACAAATTCTCGAAGGTACGACCATCCATCGAGAAGCTCGGCCGAGTGGAGATCCTGCCAGTCTTCTGGATGAATTTCTACATCAAACTCATCCGGGTCATCCGAATCCCAAGTTTGCTCGTAGTAAGCATCACGCGAATATTCGTCGTTGATACCCATTTTTACTTGTTTATTAAGAGTCCCTGACCCTTAACTACAGATTCGCAAGCCCAGTTACGGTCACCCCGCTCGTCTCTCTTGTGGGTGCGGCGTCCTGGATGGCCGTCCAGGCACCCTCGACCTGGGCCTCGTTTCCTCCGAAAAACGAGAGGAGACCCTTCCGGATAACATCCTTCGTGATCGATCCCCTCGTCTTTTTTGTCTTGAAATTAACTTTAACCTTTTCCTGGATCTTTACGGTGTCAATTTCATTCCTTTTCATGTGCTCAGTCACAAACTGGCGAAGCTCCTTTTCACGACTGTTGAGCGTGGAGAGATCTTTGCGAGCCGCGGCGAGTTGGGCCTTGAGGCCGACCCATTCAGTCATGGCGTTTTTAAAGTCCATTTCTGGTATTTTTAAAGAACTTAATAGCGCTAAGGAAGCGCGCTAATTGTAATCTGGGGTAATCTCAAACTTCGGACGCATCACATCGGGTGGGATCGTGCTGAGGTTGAAGATTGATACGGGCGTGCGAGGATTCAGGGGCTCTGAGCGCTCTGAGCGGTTGGCGTTACGGAGCACGCCACCCAGAGTCTCGGGGTAACCAATCTGGCTGCGAGGGTCGAGATAATTCTGGTTGCCCAGGATCTTGTCCGGGCTAAACTGGCCGAAATCCTCGGTCGCCACCACGTCGCGTGGAATCAGACTGGTCGCAGACACGACATCGACAGAGTCACCTGAGCCATCAAAGGGAAAACCCTCACCCGCCTTGAACTTGTTGATATTTGTAACATTAGGATAGTGAGTGCTTCCCTGGGTTGCGCCCTGAGTTAAATTAAACCCCATGGGTCCCGAGGAGTTGTGGCGGTACCCCGACCGCTTGGGGGCGAACAGTAAAAGAAGGATCACGGCCGCCAGAATCATTATTGCAAGTCCCTTGCGGTCCATTTATAACTTACTGAGAATAATTTTCAGCCAGATCCGAGTTGAGACTGAAATGGTTCTTGGAGTTGTAGGGATAATTTGAATTTTCCTGTGTGGATCCAGGGCCGTCGTTTAGAATAAACCCGGAAAGCATACCGCCCGACATGGCCTGGGCTCCGTACTTGCTCATGCTCCGCCGACGCCACAGAAAGATGATGACCAGGATCATGGCGATAATCAACGCATTCCGTTTCTTCATTTATATTTAGTCAAGATAATCTGCTGGGTCCTCATCCTCCTCGGGCTCGTCCGTGAAGAGGTACTCACGGGCTGGAACCGGCTTGGCCACGCCCCGGACGCGCACCTGGACCACACGCCAAATTGGCCCGAAGGACTTTTTGAGGAACCATAGACCCGAAAGCTCGAGGAGGGCATCTACAGTCGCACCGGCCTTGACGTCCTGAAGTTCGACCGGGTTCTTCTGGGTATCATAGGCCATCGTGACAACCTCACCCTTGAGAGTCGAGAGGGACGCGCCCAGAACTTCGTCAGTCACGCTCTCCTGGAAAGCGTTCGTGATCGTCTCGTCGCTCAGCTCCTTACCGAACCACTCGAGCTTGGCCGTCTTGGCCTGGGTCAAAAGCTCCTCATCAATTTTGGAGAAAATTTCGGTCCCGGCTGGAACCTTGAGATTGATAGACTTGGAAGTCAGAGAATCCTGGAGGACGAGTCCATTCACCTGGTGACGAGCGCCAGAAATGCGCAGAAAATATCGACCATCCGGAAGCTTCTGTGGCTTTGCGTACTCCATTGTACTATAAACAAAAATATTCTTTAAGGTTAGATGAGCGCGTGTAGCTCTACTTTTATAACAAAATATTGTCAGTGCCTCGCGGACCCGATGAACCCGTGGGCAACAATATGTGGGTACATTGACGTAAATAACGGCCTGGTGTATCCGTGCGAACTCGGATGCTGCATACCAGCATGTACAGGTCTTGGGCATCAACCCCCTGGGGCTGTCCAGTTTAGAAAATCTGACGGGAACAAATTGCCGCTCGGATATGACGTAAATTTACCACACAGTGACACTCCAAATTTACCGAGAGGAGCTTCAGAATTTGGAGGGACCGGAGGGACCGGAGGGACCGAAGGGGCTTCTCTCAAAGTTTGGCAAGTCTTCCTGTCGCTTTTGATAATTCTGGGCACAGTTTTGGTCTCGTCTTTCCTGGCTTAAAGGCTCGGGCCGTCTGTATAGTACAAATGGCCACTACCGACATTGTTACTCTCGATGCCCTGATGAAGGAGCTCAAGGCTCTGCGCAAGGAGGTTCGCAAGATCCGCCAGCACATTGAGGATCCTACCGGTGAGAAGACCAAGACGCGCGCCACGAATAACGGGTTCAACAAGCCTCTCGATGTGACTCCCGAGCTTCGGGCGTTCCTGAGCCTGGGCCCAGAGGAGAAGATTTCTCGTTCCCAGGTGACGACTCGGATCAACGCCTATGTGACTGAGAAGGGTCTGAAGGCCGGCAAGAACATCACCATGGATGAGACTCTTCAGAAGCTCCTGAACCCTCCAGCGGGCACCGATGTAACCTTCCTGAACATTCAGCGGTACATCAACCCTCACTACCTGAAGGACCCGAATGCACCCGAGAAGAAGCCCCGGGCAAAGAAGGAGCCCGTGGCCGCACCAACGCCCGAACCTCCCAAGGAGAAGAAGGTTCGACCAAAGGTTGCCAAGGCTTAAACAAATAAAACTCGTATATTATAAAATGGAAACTCCACCGGCACTTTCTCGTGAACAGATGAATGGCCTGGTTGGAACAAAAGTCAAAAATATGGAATTGTACCAACGCGCATTCACGCACAAGTCAGCCCTGAAACGATATTCAGGCTTGACTGGGTCGTATGAAACTCTAGAGTTTATGGGAGATTCAGTCCTAGGATTTATAATTACCAAGCACCTATTTGACCTTCATGAGAAGGAGCAGGAGGGATTTTTGACCAAGGCGCGCACAAAGATGGTCCGGGGAAAGACGCTTTGTGAAATTTCAAAGGTTCTAGGTCTCGACAAGCTGATTCTGATGGATGAAAAGGGGCAGAGGAATAACTGGAACACAAACGAACACATTATGGAGGATGCCTTTGAGGCTCTCGTCGGTGCAATCTATCTCGACCTCGGGATGGTCCATGCCAAGAAATTCGTTCTCGAGAGTTTCACAAAAGTGACCACGTCCCTCGTCGACGACAATTACAAGGATCAACTTATGAGGTGGTGCCAAGCGCTCAAGTACGAACTGCCAGAGTATCGTGTAATGAACCAGATTAACGGAAATTTCTTTGTGATGGTTATCGTTGACGGAATGGAGGGTGGG